GTGTCGAGCGACTCACCGAGCCCCACCGTGCTCGGGATCAGACCCTCGATGAATGCATCGCGGATGCCGGTGAGATCGCCAGCGGTGAGGCCGGATTCGGCGGCACCGCCACCGCCACTACTTCCACCGCCGAAATCGTCCTTTTCTCCGGGAGCGCGGATGGTGTCGGTGAGGTCTCGGAAGCGGTCCATGGCACCGGTGACTTGCTCCATCGCCACTTCCGCGCGCTTGGCTGTGCGGTCGATCTGGTCTTCGCCAGCCTTCAGGCCCTCGGCGATGAACTGACCGAGCGACAGCTCACCAGAGAGCAGCTTCCCGAGTCGCTTGAATGACGCCAACATCCCATCGAACACGTCGATGTAATTGGCCTTCATGCCCTTCAGGCCCTGGTTTATCCACTCTACGGCGCCCACGACGAGGACCGCGGCGTCGACCGTAAAATCCGCCATGGTCCTAAACGACGGCCCGAACTCGAGCGCAGTGGCCTTGGCGAACTCCATCGACTGTCGAAGGATGGCCATGGCCTGTTGCATCTCTCCGGCGGCGGCGGCGGCTCCGGGGCCCGTGTCGCGTCCGAACTCACCAGCCATCGACGAGAACGCGCCGAACTGCTCGACCGACGAGAACGCCGACAGCGTCTCTCGGCCCTGCTTGCCGAGGAGTTGTGCGGCGAGCCCGGCCGCCTCGGTGCGATTCTCCATGGTGAGGAGCGACCGCACCACCTCTTGATAGACCTTGTCGGCGTCTCGGAGCTCTCCGCTACTGTCCTGCACATCGACGCCGAGCGCGGCGAACTGTTCCGCGGTGGCCGTGCTGCCGGCGGCGGCGTCGGCCATCTTCTTGGCGAGGTTCTTCGGGATGATGTCCGTGAGCGACTTCCCGGCGGCGTCCGCAGCGAGCCGTAGCCCACTGATCGACGCGTGAGACAACCCCGTCGCGTTGGCTAGCGTGTTCGTTTCGTCGATGAGGTCGATGGTGCTCGACACCAGCTTGACGTATCCGACAGCGGCCGCGGTCACCGCTGCCGTCATGGCGCCGATGGCCACCGTGGCGGGGATGAGTGCGGCGGTGAGCGGTCCGGCCACCGTGGACGCCATGGCCGCCATGGACATGCCCGTCTTCTTCGACGCTGCGCCCATCTTGCCGATCTTCTTGTCGGCGTCGCCCTTGACCCGCAGGACTAGATCGACGGTCTCCTTGGTCGTGCCCATCTAGGCCCCCAAGTCGACGACGGGGAAGACGGTCCCAGTCTCGCGCACGCGGCTTTGTACCTCATCCAAGTGGGCGATCATGCACGCCTCGGCGAGCGCTACCTCTTCGGGCTCCCACCGGAGCACGTCTGACGGTGTGACCCGCCAGAAGCGCGCGATCCTGGTGAGGGCGTTCAGCAATTCAGGATGCCTCACGAGCGAGCTGAAGGGACCTCCCAGGGTTGACCAATGCCTGCACAGCGGCAGACACGGCCGCCCGGTCATCGTCCTCGAGGTCAGCGACCCACATCAGGCCAGCGTCATGGTCTACCTCATCCTCATCGACCGCGAAGCGCATCGGGGCAAGGTCCTGGGTCAGCGGGCCGACTTCGCCGAGGCTGCGACACACTCGGACGTCGTCGGGCGGGATGGCGACCTCACCGACGGCGACGATGCCCGCACAACAGATGGAGTCGCGGAATCCGGCGAGCTCGTCCAGCTTGCTTGTGTCGTGGACGATCTCCGACGCGAACTGCCTGGCACGCTCGGCCATGGCATACGCGAGGCCATCGTCGTCGCCGGACATGGCGGCCTTCTCGAATGCGGACGCGGCCGAGCCAAGCCCGATGATGGACAGGAAACGGCCCTGCGTATCAGAGGACTTGATCCGCCGGACGCGGAACACGAGCCCCGAGGGGCAGACGACGTAGCGCGTGGCGCGCTTCCGGATGGTGTCGAGCATCGACATGGTGACTCCTGACGTGGAATGAGGGCTATCAGTTGGTGACGGCCGTGGCGTTGTCGTTGACGACTGTGATCTTGCAGCCATGGTCGGTTCCGTCGCCGTAGCCGGTGAGGGTCAGCGTCTGGATGAGCTTGCCGCGTGAGCTGACGGGCATGGTGTGGCCCGTGATCCGCGCGTTGTGCAGGACGAATGTGGCCACGTCGTTACCGGTGCCTGTCACGATGATCGTAGCGTCCGCGGCGGTCTGCGCGAGGTAGTCGGCGTAAACGTTGTCGCCGGTGGTCGAGTCGTACTCGATGGTCACTTCGAGGCTGACCGCGATGGCGCTCTCTGGCGACGGGACGCCGGTGGTGTTGGCGCCGAGGAGCTGGCGCCGTTCGAGACCGTTGTCCCCGGACAGCTTCCAGCCGACCATGGTCGGCGTCCTGGCATTCCAGCTCAACGTGCCGACCTGGTGATGGTAAGCACGTGATCCGCTGGTGTAGGTCGGGGTGCTCTTGGCGCCGCGAGCTGCCGACGTCTCGCCGATGAGGTCCAGCGAGAACATGAGCGGCTTGCCGACTTCGGCCGAGATCTCCCAGGATGCGATCTGGCATCCCTCGAAGGTCTCCGAGTTGGCCGCAGTGCCATAGATGGCCTCGACCGTAAGCCCGGTGGGTAGCGGAGTGGCCAGCGTGAATGCGTGGGTGTACGGCCCCGCGCCCGTGGTCGCAACAGCGCCGAGGGCGTGCTTAAGCAACAACTCTGTGGAGTCGTCGTAGGCGAACGGGATCTCTACCGAGAGGCTCGAATTGTCGGACGCCGTGAAGCTGACCGCGCCGAGGTGGACATTCGCCGCAGCCGAGTCCGAGCCGAGGACGGGGTCCACCTCGCGGACGATCTCGCGGGTGGCTGTGAGCGAGGACACCCGAAGCCAGTTCGTGATGGATACCGGCGTGCCCCAGGTCGACTCCTCGCCGAGCCCGATGGACGCCCCACGGCCCGCGTATGGAAGTGTGAGAGCCATCGATTACTCCGAGACGTCGCGCACCTTGATCAGGGCGCGTGGGTTTAGGATCTGTTCAGCTGTCACACCGGCCGATGTGTCGGTCGATGTGGCATAGAGGGGGATCAGCACGTAGTTGGTCGAGTCGGCGCCGGCCTTGACGGTCATCCGGCACCAGAACGCGCCGTCGGGCGTCTCAAGAAAGCGGATGGTGTCGTTGTCGACCATGGACGCCTGCGCAGATCCGCCGGTCTCGACGGTGTACGACGCATAGACGATGCACTCCCGACCAGCCTTTGCGGCCGACGCACGAGCCCTCCGTGAGACCATTCCGTCTATCCGTTGCCACACGAAGAGGGTTTCGTCTGTAGTCTTGGCCAACTCCTGATTCGGCTTCGTCGCCCCAGGACGGGCGCGAGCTGCGATGATCCGAGGCACGCCGGGGCCCTCGACCTGAATCACGCCGGTCTTGGCGCTGGTCAACGTGAACGACCCGGCCCCGGCCGTAGCGGTCGAATTGCCGTAGTACAGCCACAGGCACAGGATGCTGTCATCGGGGGACATCGTGACGTTGTCGACGCCGATGGTCGCGGTCCTCGTGGCGGCGTTGTAGCCAGCCTCGAGCTGGTATGTGGCCTTGGTTTTGCCGTCGGACAACACGACGCGGAAGTCGTCCCCGTCGGCCTGGATGTTGTCCCAAATGTGATCAAGGTCTTTCGGGATGGCGATCGACACATCGGCGGCGGCACCACCAGCGGCGGCCGGGTCCACCGACACTGCGACACGGAATGACCACGTCCCCGTCTCGGTCTCCGGACTCTCGTACCAGGCTGCAACTCGTCCTGCGCTCATTATAGTGATCCGTCCTCGGAGCGGTAGGGGATGACGACTCGGCCAACCACGAGACCGTAGCCAGGCGCGAGCCCGAACTCGTCACCGTTGATCGACTCCCAGTCCTCGAGGATGACGTCGTGGACTTGGTCGTCTAGGGTCTGATCTGCAACCATGGCAAGCTGTAGGTCGGACATGAGCGCAGCGGCTCGCCACTTGCGATCGGTCGGACCGTCGCCGCCAACCCATGCCGTCACATGCAGGACCACCGTGGGCTCCCAGATGCCGAGCTGCACGTCGGTGGCCATTCGGACATCGAACACGAGCGAGACGCACGGGACAGTCGGCGGCTCGTCGATCGTGCCCTCAATGACCGAGCCCGAGTCGGACAGGTCAAAGTGAGCGTGTTGGCGCCGCAGCTTGCCGATCACAGTCTGGGAGATGTGCCACGCGCGGAGGTCGTCGTACAGGCTCATGGGGCACCCCGCAAGCTGAACAGGCGACGCAGTTCGCGGGCCGACTCCTCACGAGCTCGGCGCCGCATCTTCGCGAATCCGCGAGCCATGAATCGCCCACCCTTCCGATGGACAGCGCGCCGGAGCGCATACCTGGGCTCGATGGCGTCCCCGACCCGGCGGGCCAGGTATGGATGACCGGACTGGGCGAGGCGGACGAATAGGCCCGACTCGGACAGTGGGCCGTGCTTCTGACCTCGGAGCGGGATGGCGAGGTAGCTACCCTTCCTCGGCCGGATTGTGCCGCCGTACTCGGCCATCATCCCGTAGGGGGATGTGGTCACGAGATGGCCGGCGTCCTCGTCCACCCGGCCGCTGATTGATCGCCGGAGGTCGCCACTGTCGCGAGGGGCGAGCCGACGAGCGAGCGCCGTGCCCTCGCGGACAGCCTTGCGCAGCGAGCGCCTGCGGATCTCCCGCACATTGCGGACAGTCCACCGCGAGGCGGCGCGCTCGAAGTCGGCGACATTAGCCAATGAATGCCCCCTCTGCCCGGAAGCGGCTCATGGCCTGGCGCACAATGGACGGCCAGGTCTCGGGGCTGTAGGCGTCGGTGCGGCCCTGGGCGGTCGCGGATTGCTTGCCCTGCCTCGGGATGACGCTCCATACGTGGGCGACGGCGAGGCATAGCGCGTGTTCGAGGTCGGCCGGCGCGGTGGTCCAGCCGGCGACGAACACGGCCTTGATGGCGCGTCGCGACGTGGACCACGACTCACCAGACGACGGGGTCAGCAGCACTCGGCCATTGTCCTCGTCGAGGACGTAATCGCCGCTGGCTACGAGGTACGTGGACGAGTATCCCCAGTCGGGATCATCGTGGACGGTCGTGATGGACTGGACAGGGCACACGGGAAGCTGAATCTCCATCGGGTAGCCCTCGCGTGGGCCGTCCAGATAGATGGTGTAGGTCGCAGTCTCGAATGTGGGCGACCCGCTAGACGTGGACGGAGGCCAGCCGCACCAGGCAGCAAGCGCCGACTCCACACGGGCGATGATGTCCGTAAGGACGGCGTCCTTTGCGTCGCCGGTGAGCTTGGGCATATAGCCCTCCCTCACCTGCACTGGCGTGATCAGCGCCACCGGTCAGGCCTCCCGAGCTGCGGCGATGGCTCGCAGTACGGACTTGCGCGGCCGTTCCTTTGATCCCTCGATGTCGTCGAGGGCGTCCAGGTCATCGGGGTCGAGGTCGCCCGACTCGATGACCGAGACCACATCCCGCCAAGGGCGCCCGAGGAGCTCCGACCCGCGACGCACATAGCCACCGGGTGACATGGCCGACGTGCGCCGCGCAGTGGAGTCAGGAGCCAAACTAGCCGGAGCAGCCTCGAACGCCGGAACAAGCTCGAACGCGTCGCCGTGGTCGCGTAGGATCCGATCCGCGTCATCGGGCGACACCTCGAGGCACTCCCCGACCGCACGTAGCCGCTGATACGGCTCGATGCGGATCGAGTTGCCCGAGGGCCGCCCAAGCCAGCGGAGCGTCACGCTCACAGTGGACGCTGCTCGAGCAGGAGCGACACGATGCAATGGACACCGACGCCGGATACCGTCTCGACCTTGGCCAGCTTGATGACGTCATTCTGCGCGATGACGAGGTCGGACCCCGTGCCATCGAGCGGGAACGCTGCGTCAGTGCCCTCGGTCAAGGTACTGTCAGCGGTCGAAAGCGTGGACCATGCGCCGATCGTGGTCGCGCCGTTCGTGAGCGTCAGCACAGCATAGTTGCTAGCGTGGCCCGTGGACGTCGCAAGCGGGATGATCCGCGCGGCCTTGATGAGCCAGCTACCGGGCAGCGTGAACACCGCGAAGAAGTCGTCATCCGTGCCGGCGGCTACCAGCGTATGCATGACGTCGAGTTGAGCTACTTTTGGTCCAGCCATAGCGGAACCCTCCTTGAATTGATGGGATCAGGCGGTGAGGTTGTAGGACCAGTGGACGTTCTTCTTGCTCGTGGCCGTGTCGTTGGCACGAGTCCGGAAGACGCGACGGGTGCGGGACAGCACGGTGACGCTGTTGTTCCGCTCATTGACCACCTGGGCGACGGTCACGCCCTTTCGGGTACGGACCTCGAAGTCCGAGCGGTCGAAGACGAGCATGCCGGTCGTGGCGCCGCCAGTGGTCGTGAAGAGCCCGGTGGCCTGCAAGTCCGCGGTGATGAACGGCGTGACGACCACGGGAACATTGAAGAGCGAGCCAACCTGGCCGGGGAGCGGGCCGGCGGACGCGCCGAGCAGTCCGGACAGGATGGACGCGCCGGCGCCGAGCTTGTCCCAGGTGATGACGTCGGTGAATCCGAGCATGGTGCCGAGGAAGTACTCGGGCGACACTGCGGCGATGATCTTGCCCGTGCCCATGCCGGCGTAGTACTCGGCGCCGAGGTTTTTCAGCGCGGTCCGGAAGCCGGCAGAGGTCTGCGCGGCGGTCTGGTCGGTGCTGCTGCTGATGTCCTCGGCGCGAGCGCGGAGGCCGATGGCGGCCCGGCGATGGTCCGCTGCGGTTCCGAGGCCGGCAGCGCCCCAGATGCTGCGGCTGTTCCAGGACGCCAGCGCGGTGTCCTGATGGGTGCCCGTGTCACCATTGATGCAGACGTCATCCAGGCCGAACGCATGGGCGCGGGCCATGTCGGACATCAGCACGGGGACGATGGCGATGACGCTGTCTTCCTGCGCGTCCCGGTCGATCTGACTGGCCACCACGAAGTGGCTGGCCGTGATGGTGTTCGCCTGGCTTCCGATGTCCGACAGGACGTCCTCGGCCGGGTCGTTGATGGTCGGGATGGCCCGGAGGTACGGACGGAGGTTGCCTTCGCGGTACGGTAGGGTCATCGTCCCGGAGTCGGGCATTGGACGGTCATCGAACACGGCGGCGAAGCCAGCGGCGTGCTGCACTTCGCGCTCAAGCTCGGCGATGGTGTTGCTGACGATGAACTCGTCGCCGGAGGCTGCCGAGCTGGAGTCAGCAAAGATCTTCGACACCTGGCCGGGCATGGACTTGTACGCGTCCGCAACCATCTGGTCGCAGATGGGCGTGGGAGTCGGCGAGCCATCGGCCCGACGGGGGAGATGCATCCGCACGAGCTGACGCTCTGCAACGGCGCGCTGTAGGTCGAGCTGCGCCGCGTGCTTGGGGCTCGGGTCATCGAGCAGACCGGGGCGCCAGCCGCCCGCCTTGGTGCGGTGGCCGTGGAGTCGCACGACTCCGGCATCCGACTTGATGTAGGCGCCACGGGGGGCCGATGCGACCTCGGCCTCATCACAGACGGTGTACACGCGGAGGTGACGCTCGGGGCCGTCGGATGCACGCTCGGAGGCGGACCGACGAAGCGAGGCATTCTCGGCCTGTACGGTGCGCATCGCGGTTTCCAGGACTTCGACCTTGGTTGCCATGTTGGCGCCCTTGTCGTCGGTGTCCTTCTGGTGGGCGAACAGCTCGCGGACGGCCTTCTCGGCCTGGTCCGCATCAGCGAAGAGCTTACCCTTCGGGATGTCGTTGACGTTGATACTCATGACGTTGTGTCTCCGAAGAGGTGAGCGAATGATGGGTGAACGTTGGGGTTAGCCACAGGAGCGGCGTTCCACATGGCGCGGACAACGCGCCGGAAGTCGGGGTCAGTCTTGGCGAGGGCGACGAGCTTGGCAGCCAGGGCGGCGTCAAGCGTCTCCTCGACGATGCGCCGGACGGCCTCTTGCTCGTCGGCCGGGTCCTCGCTAGCGTCGGGGTCGATCTCGGCGGCGTACATCGAGAGCTGAAGCGCGGCCGGGTTCATCGGCACGGACACAGAGGAGAGCTCGAGCAGCTCGCTGCGCTGATACACGAATCCGATTTGCCACATGCGCAGCGTCTCGGACGGCTCGAGGCGGCGGGCGTCATCGGCGGGCAGCTTGCTCCGGTGGATACTCTTTCCGGGCCGGAAGCCGACGGAGACAGCGCGACGGAAGCCGTTCCGGTGCTGGTGCGCGACGAGTTGGCCGGTGGGGTTAACGTCGGAATCATCGAAGCGGATCCGCAGCGTCAGGTTGCCCGTTTCCTTGGGGACCTTGGACGACTCGGCCTTGCCTACCACGTCGCGATGGTCGTGATTGTTCAAAAAAACCGGGTTGCGGCGGAAGTTGGCGAGGCGCCAGGACTGCTCCACGATGTCCCCGGCCCGGTCCTCGTCGGCCGTGGACGCCACGAAATCAATGGTTCCGTCTTCGTTCGGGTCGCCGCCTCGGACGAGCCAGCCGGGATAGTCGCGGCCCTTGATTGCGTGCGCGTATTGCGGTGCTTCGTCGTCCCAGATCATGCGGCCCTCCGTGATAGCGCCATGGCGCGGAGTGTGGACGCGAGACGGGCGGCCCGCTCACGAGAGAAGGCCCGCGCGGCGGACAGGTCCGGGACCTCATCCTCTGCGGAGTCCCAGAAAGCGGAGTCGACCGCCTCGCTAGTGTCTGCGCCCACCTCCTCGGCCCATGCACACGCGAGGTCGACGTCGAGGCCGTAGCGCTGCGCGATCTGTCGAAGCTGGCCGATCTGGAACATCCGAGCGCCGATGATTGCGCTCTTGTCGTCCGCCGTGGCCTCATACATGGCCGCACATCCGCGGAGGTGGGCAGCTATGACGCCCTCAATGGACTTCTGCGGCTCTTCAGGCTCGGATGCGGGCCGACGAGGTGACCGGCTCTCGAATGAGTCATCCACGGGGGCGTCCACGAAGCCCTCGTACTTGGCAGCGGCCGACGGGAGCGCGCCGAAGGTATTGACCCAGGTGGCAGCCCTCATCTGCCGTTCAGTCTGGGCGACCTGGAGAGCCTCAACCGAGGTGAAGTCGTGGCGGATGCTGACGCCGACGCCGGCGATGCGTGACAGCTCGTCGTCGAATAGCTGAACGCGAGCGATGAGGGATTCCCAGTAGGCCCGCATCTGCGTCTTAGCCGTGCCGTAATTGGTGGTCACGAGACCAGCTCGAGCGGGCGGAACCTCGAAGAGGGCGAGGATGGTGTCCCGCGTGATGCCGCTGCGCTCGGCGAATTCCATGGCCCTCGGCGTCATGGACAGCGGCTGTACCTCGACGGACGACCCGACGACGAGCGCGCCATTGCCCTTGGGACCGACGGCGGCCGAGAATGCCGCCTTGATTGCGTCCACCGTCTTCTGACCGAGTTGCATCGCGGAGTCTTTCGCGCTGAATAGCATCTCCAGACGTCCACGCTTGGCGGCCTTGGCGGCCATCGCCTTCGTGTTCATCTCCAAGAGCAGGTCATCGTGCAGCGCACGAATGGCGCTCTCACCGATGACGCTCTGCACGCCAGTCTGCCAGCTCACGTCGGCGACGTGGAAGATCTCCTCGGGCAGGTACGTGTACTGCTGACCGCCGATGGTCTGCACGTAGGTCGTGATCATGCCCGTGCGGCGGTCCATCGTGACCGCCATCTCATCGGGGTGCAGCCGGATGACGGCTTGCGTGCCCGGCGGCATCCACAGGTAGCAATTCCCGGTCAGCAGCCAGTCAACAAGCATTTGACGCCGCAGGCGGACACCAGAGCACCGCTCCGACGGCTGGCGCATCATGTCGAGGATGGGGCTATCGACCGGCTCACCGTTGGCGCCCACCGCAATGAGCGGGAGCCCGGACAGGTCAGTCGCGACGGCTCGAACGCAGACCCAGACCCACGGGAAGCGGGCCATGGTCGACATCGCCTTCAGCGCCGAGTACTCGGGACTGATGACCGTTTCGGCCTTGTCGCCGTCCGTGGACGTTACGCCAGGCTGCGGCGCCACGAGCCACCGACGCACCATATCCACGACGCGCACGACTATCGGAGCAGTGGCTACGGACAGGTCGGCCATGCCCACCGATACCAGGAGATGTAAACGGTGTCAACATTGATAGAACCGCTGTTCTGTATAACGTAATACTAGACGCTGTTCCGTATTACGTTATGATGTATACACAAGGGGGGCAATGAAGCCCCCGACACCCACAGGATCCAACATGACCATCGAAGCAACCGCCGCCGGCTTTGGCATCGCCCTCGACACCGAGACCCTCGCCGTCCAGCTCACAAAGGGATGTTGGAGCGGCACGGGCCGATGGGACCACGGCCGCCACATGAGCGCCGGCCGTACCGTGGACTGTGATGCGGTGCTCGCCGCGGACGCCGACGACAACGACGAGATCTATTTCCTGTTGGACGCAGCCCTCGGCGAAGCCCTCCGCCCGTTCGACAGCTAGCCGAAACCAACCACAGGAGCACTGATGCCACGCACACCCACCGACCCAAAGAACGGCCCGCTCCGCATGATCGGCGCGCGCCTCACCGAAGCGGACATCAGCCTGACGAAGCGCGTCGGGCGCGGATCATTCACCGCTGGCATCCGCCGGCTATTGGAGCGACAGATGAGATACGACGACTGGAAAAGCGACAACGGCGCCGAAATCGAGATGGACGAGCACGCCGTCACGGACCTGGCCGACGAGGCGAGCGGCGCCTTGCTCGAAGCCTGCAATCGCTGGCTCGATGGCGACGCCGACGACGAGGACGAGGTCACGATCGCGGACGCGCTCGCCGACGCGCAGATCCCGTGGTGACGTGAGCGGTCCTCGCGAATGCGGCCCGTCGGGACTACCCGGCGGGCCGCTGTCGTTCATGCGACCCCGACCCCCTGGGTGGCCACTCCCATGCACGCGTACCTGACGCCGTCCATGCAGTGGTCATCCTTCTTCTTTGGCCGGTCGGGCTGGTCTAGCTGTTTGCTGCCTCGGTCCACCCACACGTAGTTGTCGAACTCGAACGCCGTCTTCGGGCATGTGTCGAATACGTACAGCGACGGCTTGCCGCTGATCCGGTGCGGACGTAGACGCTCGCTCACGCGGTCGATGCCGGCGCTCACGGCTTTGCGGGCTGGGTTGACCGTCATCCCGTGGTCGACGCGCAGCGCGAGGAGCTGTTGCGCGTCCTCGGGGTCGGCCCACGTCATCTCGATGACCTCGTCGTCCTCTTCCATGTGCTCGATCCTCGCCGCGTGCTGCGCTAGCGTCCACTCTGCGCGGTAGTGCTCACGGTAGATGTACATGACGTCATCGGGCGACATGGCCACCCACAGGCAGACGAACGGGTTGCGCGTGCCAAAATCGATTGCCCGGTATCGTGGCCAGCCCGCCGGGATGTCGAAGGCGGGGACCACATGCACCGATCGGGACCACTCGGGGTACACGCGACCTTGCATGACGACAAATTCCCCGCGCTCTCGAGCTGCGCGCTGGTGGCTCCCGAACTGGGATAGGATCATCTCTCGCCGCTCGCGGGAAAGGTGCGGATTGTCCGACCCGTGGAGCCAATGCACGCGTGTAGTCTTCGGGTCTGGCTCGAGAACGAAGCGGCGATATACCCAGGTCAGCCCCTTGAGCGGCGTCATGGGCATGATGATCCGGGCCTGGTTGCCGTCGAGGATCCGCATCAACATCTCGTCGAAGACCTCTTCGGAGTGCTCTTCGTCCGGGACAATGAGGCGGAACTTGTCACCCTGCCAGCCTGCGCGGCCCTGGTCCTCGGACTTGAACCAGAGCTCCGCGGGCTCTTCGTGGCCGGGCACCCACACCTTGACGAAGCTCTCACCGCGCCCATCGCGGTTGTTCCATTTGCGCTTAGCTGTCCGGGGTAGGAGCTTGTCTATGTCCCCTCGGTGGTACCGCCGCGAGTCGTTCGAGGTGAGCGCCGACATGGCCACCCTGCCCGGCCCGTTCGGGATCTCGTCGAGCGGGAAGCCGTTCAGCGCGGCCCATGCTTGGACCATCGGGTGGTCCCGGCCGAGGAGGTAGGCGACGGCTACCGACTTGGCAAAGTGCGTTTTCCCGGCCCTGTTCCCACCGAAGATGATGGTGATGAGCTTGCCCAGCGACTGACCGATCCGACGCTGCGACGTGCGGCCCTCGCGTTGGTCCCAGAGCTTTTGGCAGCTTAGCGGGTGCGTCTCGGACTCGAGATACCAGTCGGCTACTCCGGTGGCGAGCTCGGGAAGGTGCAGGGTCACCAGCGCACCCCTGCCACGGTTGCCACGGTTGCCACCCACCCCCACTGGCCGCGGGTGGCGTCGAAGCGGGTGAAGTCGTCGTCGTGGGTAGGCGTGCCGCATCGGGCACAGGGCTCATTGGTCGTCGGCATCGTCCGACTCCTCTGGTTCCGCTGGCTCCCACCAGCTCGTAGCTTTGATCGCGTCCACGAACCGCGCCCGTGTTGCCGACTCGCACACGGCGAGCAGGTTGGGCAACTGGTCCAGGATGGCCGCCGCGAGGACTTCCGCGTCCCGGACCTGGCTCCGCTCGAGGTGGGCGCGTTCTCGGACTTCCTCTTCGAGCGCCTGATCGAGCGCCTTCCGATCGTCCGCTTGCTGTCGGAGCAGCGCGGTAAAGAGCGTAGCCCGCATATGCTCTCGAGCTAGGGCAATGTCCGACTCGCACACACGCAGCCGGCGAGCGTAGAACTCCGACGTGGACTCACTGACGGGATCGGCGAGCTCGCCGGGTGGCTCCGACGGGTGGACGACCCGGACGCCCATGCTGGGCGCGACCTCCGCGGCCGACTCCCACGGCTCATTGGGTGCTCGCTTGGCAACTTGCTGCTTGGCTTTCGGTTTGCCCTTGGACCGCCTCACCCACGACTTGATCCGGTTGTGCAGTCTGACCACATCTGCATCTGATGACTTGGCACCAGCAAAGTGACGCGCAGCACGGAGAGCTCCGGCGCCCATCCGGTCCATCCAATCGAATACTTCTGCGCGGTTAGGGTCAGGCATTCTGACTCCATTGTACCCAACTGGGTACGTGCCCACCAACTGCATACCATGCAACCAACTCGCTCAACTGCTTGCGACCCACTTGGCTAGTTGCACACCATGCAACCCACTCGCTCAACTGCTTGCGACCCACTTGGCTAGTTGCACACCATGCAACCCACTCGCTCAACTGCTTGCGACCCACTTGGCTAGTTGCACACCATGCAACCCACGAAAGCGACACTGCACACCATGCACTTTGCATAGTTGGCCGCTGAATGCGCATCAAGTGGCCTGCATACTAGTGAGTTTCGGGTGTTGACCGGCCGAAAAGGCCCCTGGCACCGTTGTTTTCGGGGTATTCACTTGCATACCATCGAAAACCCAGGTTGTACCCTGTTTTTCAGAGGCCAAGTTTATGCTATGC